GGGGGTATTGAAGGCTATCGATGGGCGTACTCTCAGGGTCAGGTCGAAGCACAGTGCGCTGAACCTACTGCTTCAGTCCGCCGGGTCGATCGCGATGAAAGAGGCAACGTGCAACCTCGCGTCAACGATCAGGCAGAAGAGTCTTATTAACCTCGTCGATCAGAAGTATTACAAGCGGGTCAAGCAAGTCGCTCATATTCACGACGAACTACAGCTTGAAGTCCCTGAAGAGATCACTCACAAGGTCGGGATCAGCGCAGTGGAGGCGATGGAAAAGGCGGGGGAAACCCTAGGGTTCAAGTGTCCACTAACGGGGGAATATCGTGTTGGAGCCAACTGGGCAGAGACGCATTGATGTAGCGTACTTAGCAGGTCTCGTAGACGGCGAAGGATGCTTTTTGTTTAACGGAGGTCCTCACCTCAGGGTGGAGTCCACTAGCCGGTGCGTCATTGAAAAAATGCATGAAGTGTTCGGCGGCAGTTGCGCGGTCGCTAAAAGAAAGACGGCACTGAATAGGATCGTTTTTATGTGGAGCGCGTACGGTCCTACGGCCTCCTCGATAGCCGAAGAGCTTGCTGAGTTTTTGATTGATAAGCGTATTCAAGCTATACTTATGTCACGTATTCAGAAGTATCCGCCGGGGTCCGCGATGCGCGAGTCAATTAAGATCCGGCTTAAATCCATAAAAAAGGCTGCCTCGTGACTGACCTACAATTCGTCCCTAGTGACGACATGATCAAAGAGCTACAGAAAAGGTTTGACGAGCTTGTCGTCTTAGGATCCGCTCAAAGAACTAGACAGACTGAAGATCTCACTGTAGCCTTCAGTGGTTCTTATCACAGTTGCGTAGGCTTAATCGAGCTAGGCCGAATCGCGATACAGGCCGGAGGCGCTCCTGATGACGAGGAATTTACTTCTTGACGGCGACATCGTCATATATGAAGTCCTGCTTGCGTGCGAAACCGCGTGGGACTGGGGCAACGATGTATGGACTCTCCATTGCGATATGCGAGAAGCTACGCAGAGATTCGACTGCTGGATAGCCGACATCAAAGAGAAGCTAGACGCGACTAACGTCTACGTCGCCTACACCGACAGAGCGAACTGGCGCAAAGACGTACTCCCCACATATAAAAGCAACAGGAAAAGCAAGCGTAAACCTCTCGGATTTCCTGCTCTCAAAGAGTATACGAGGGCTGTCTACACGGTATGTGAGGAGCCTAGTCTTGAGGGCGACGACATTCTTGGCATTCTGGCGGGTATGCCTAAGTCAGTAAGCTGGCTTGGTTGCCGACGAATGACCGGGGATCGGATCATCGTCACCATTGATAAAGACTTGCTGACTATACCGGGACTTCACTACAACCCGAGAAAGCCTGAGGAAGGCGTGATCGAGGTGAGCGAAGAAGAAGCTGATCGTCTGCATCTAACTCAGTCGTTGACAGGGGATGCGGTTGACGGCTACAGCGGCTGTCCGGGGATAGGCCCTAAAAGGGCGGCCCGGATTCTGGATGAATCTTGTGACTGGGAACAGGTCGTCGCTGCGTACGCGAACGCTGGCCTGTCCGAGAGAGAAGCCCTAGTTCAGGCCCGCGTAGCTCGCATCCTGAGATGGGGCGAATACGACCGTAAGAAAAGTAAGGTAAAACTATGGAACCCATCGATCGAGACCAGCTAATCCGCCTCCACATGAAGATGACTGAGGAAGCCCGCGTCCTTATGGAAGCTAAGAACCACGACTACAGCGGAGGGAAGGACGCGAGTGACCCGTTCCTGAACTTCACGAGGGTGGAGAAGCTAGGGATTACGGACACGAAGACGGGGTTTTTGGTCCGAATGACGGATAAGCTGTCCCGTCTAATCACGTTCTCTCATAATGGGGTGTTCAAAACCAAGGACGAGGCCCTGAAAGACACGATTCTGGACCTAATCAACTACAGCGTACTGCTTTACGCGTACTCCCAGACCGAAAAGGATGACTATAAGGAATGAGTAACGAACGCAATTTTCCGACAATTCCAGAAGCTCTTATGGTAGAGCTGAACAAACGATGGCCTGAGCAGTCCGCCGATCCTAAGTGGACTGATAGAGAGATATGGATTGCCAGCGGACAACGGTCCGTGGTCCGATTTCTTAACGCCATATATCAAGAGCAGCAAGAGACAGTCCTGTAGGGGGTAAAAATGTGCGACGGTGGTAATAACGTTCTTGATGACTGGTTTGGCATGGATCCTCCCCAAGCGCCCCCCCCTGTGACAATCCCGCCCCCACCTAGACAGATCCTGAGAGCGCAGACTCTTACGGGCGGTCAGGCTAAATCTACTCAGAAGAGAGTCCAGATCAAAGCCCTTCGAGACCGAAAGAAGCGCGGCGACAAGTCTTCAGGAAAGTCAATGCTTGCTATCGCCCGCGCTAAAGGGGTTGGGCAGCCTTTCGTGGGCGGCGTAGGTATGACTTCCGGTCCTTCACCCGTGACGGGGATTAACTACGGATGACGCACAGCTCGGACACGATTGCGGGCCAGTACGCCAAGTGCGAGTCAGACCGCTACTCCTATCTGGAGAGAGCGAGGGACTCTGCTAGGCTGACGATTCCGACCGTCATGCCCGACTCAGGCTCTACGAATAGCCGAAAGTTCCCTACCCCGTACCAGTCTACGGGCGCTCGTGGGGTGGCTAATCTCAGCTCCGCTTTGTTGATGTCTCTACTGCCCCCTAATGCGCCGTTCTTCAGGCTCGTAATCGACGAGGAAGAAAAGGCGAAGATGAACGCTGTTGATCCCGCCATCAAGAACGAAGTAGAAAAATCTCTGGCCGACATTGAGCGAGCTGTTGCCAAAGAGATTGAAGTGAACAACATCCGTGTGGGAACCTTCGAGGCCCTGAGACACTTGGTCGTCACAGGCAACGCTCTGTTGTACTTGCCCGACGAAGGCCCCATGCGGGTCATCCACTTGGATCGTTACGTCATCAAGCGAGACCCGTCAGGCAACGCTCGCATGATCATCTTGAAAGAGACCGTTGACCCATCGGTTCTTCCTGCGGATATCCGAGATTTTGTCTATGCGGAGAGCGGGGCTTCGGAAGATACGTGCGACCTGTATACCATGCAGAAAACGCTGGATAACGGGAAGATTGAAGTCGTCCAAGAGGTCAAAGGCAAGATCATTGAAAGCACGTACAAGCAGTACCCCAAGGACAAGTCCCCGTTTATCGCCCTTCGGATGATGCGGGTGGACGGAGAGAGCTACGGTCGAGGTTACGTCGAACAGTACTTTGGAGATCTCCAGAGTCTTGAAGGGCTGACCAAAGCCATCGTGGAGGGGGCTGCTGCTTCGGCAAAGGTCCTGTTCTTGGTAAACCCCAACGGGACAACACGAGCGCGTACGCTTAGTGAAAGCCCTAACGGCGCAATACGTGAGGGAACAGCAGCAGATGTATCGGTACTCCAGACACAAAAAGCGAACGATTTCAGTGTTGCGCTCAGTGCGACTCAACAGATTAACGACCGTCTCGCGTATGCCTTCCTCCTTACTGAATCAACGATACGTAATGCGGATCGTGTCACTGCCGAGGAAGTCCGATTAGTCACTCAGTCCATTGAACGACAGCTAGGCGGCATTTACAGCGTCTTGAGCATGGAGTTCCAGCTCCCACTCGTCAACCGAATGATGGACCGGATGCAGAAGCAGAAGAAACTTCCGAAACTGCCGAAGGACAAGATAAAGCCCGCAATTGTCACAGGTATTGAGGCTCTGGGACGAGGCAACGACCTTAATCGTCTCGATATTTACCTCAGTGGTATTGCTCAGATGCTTGGCCCGGAGGCGTTGGGACAGTATATTAACATCAGTGAGTACATGGCTCGTCGAGCGTCTGCACTGGGCATCGACACTGACGGTCTCGTACGTAGTCCAGAAGAGATGCAGGCAATGGCGCAACAACAACAGGAACAGCAGATGGCTCAACAAGCAGCCCAAGCCGCTGTTCCTGCGGTCGCGCAGCGTGCGATGAATCAGGAGTAGACATGGCTAAGAAAGGTCTTTATGAAAACATCAAGAACAAACGGAATCGCATTGCTGCGGGATCCGGAGAGACGATGAGAAAAGCCGGTGAGTCAGGACGACCGTCCTCGAAAGACTTTAAGGAATCCGCAAAGACGGCTAAGAAGCCTAAGAAAGCGAGTCCTAATAAGAAGGTCAGCAAGCCTAAAGAAAAGCGGAAACCCGCAAGAAAGCGAGCTTATTAATGGGTGATTACCAGAAAGTAGAAATTGTTAGAGACGGCGACCCCGAAGGCGCGGCCCAAGAAGCGGAGATGCAGCAGAGCCTGCAAGCCGAGCTACAACAGCAGCAGGAGGCTCAGCAAGAGCAGCCCGCAGAAGAGTCGATGATGGAGGAGTCTACGGAATCTCCTGAGCGACCCGAGTGGCTCCCTGATAAGTTCGTCAGCCCGGAAGCCATGGCTAAGGCGTATAACGAGCTTGAAGGAATGATGTCTCAGTCAAAGCCTGAAGAAACTCAGGAAGGCGAGCTTGAGCCTCTGTCAAATGACGACTTTGCCGCGTTTGGACAAGAGCTTCAGATGACCGGAGAAGTATCTGAAGAGTCTAAGCAGCAGATGGTTGACTGGGGTCTCCCAAGGGAAGTTGTCGAAGCTCATATTGCAGGACAGCAGGCCCGCCTTCAGCTTGAGATTCAGGGCGTCCAGAACGAAGTCGGTGGGTCTGAATCGTATGAGCAGATGATCGAGTGGGCTACGCAGCACCTTGACGAAGCTGACCAGAACGCGTTTGATCAGGCCGTGACTCAAGGGAACATGGAGCAAATGACGTTTGCTGTTCGCAGTCTTAAGGCTCGATGGGAAGCCTCAGGAGGCCGTAGCGGTAACCTTATCCAAGGAGACACGAGCGCGGCTCAGTCATACTCGGGCTACAGATCTTTGGCTGAGCTTACGTCGGCCATGAAAGACCCTCGATACAGAGACGACCGTGCGTACCGAAAAGACGTAGAGACAAGGCTTGCTAACTCGGACATCCTGTGAACTACGGATGCTTGATGCTTGCGGCCTTGTTACTTGTCGGGTGTCAGACGACTGTTCCTGTCGAGACTTCGAGAGCCGTTAATCAGCTCAAGGAGTCCGCCGAGTCGGAACCGTTGACGGTACTGTCTGTGACCGGCGGCTTGTGTCTGATAGCCGGGATGGTACTGCTTGTTGTCACCTCTGGCCGCAAGGGGTGGTATCCGGTAATTGGCGGACTGCTACTCGTGGTCCTGAACTACGTCGTCGCCCGCTATTCGCACTACTTATTCGCACCGGCCATCGTGTTCACGGGAATGATCAGTGCCGCGTGGACATACAAGACCATCAAACAGATTCTTCTGGAGAAGAGACAATGATTATCGCTACCGTATCCGGCTTCTTTGGCACCGCATGGTTCATGGCTCTCATTGCTGTCGGCGGATTTGTCGCAGGCATGTGTTTCAAGGACTGGTTCTTGAAGCTCATTAGCAAGGGCAGGTAATGGCTAGGAAAATAGGAAAAAAATTTACTCCCCACATGATGTACTCTAAAGCGGGGAAGGCTGTTAAGGCGACCACGATGAAGAAACACCTTGAACTAAAGGGTAAGGGGTACGGCCATGAGAAGCCCGCTAAAGGGAAGAAGTAGTGGCTAAGCGCCGCGTCGGCAAGAAGAACATGCCCTGTAACAAGCCGAGAAGGTCTGTGCAGGGTGGCAAGAAGTCTGTCGTCAAAGCCTGCAAGGGTGGTAAAGAAAAGATCATCCGGTTCGGCGATGCGAACATGACTATCAAGAAAAGTAACCCGGCGCGGCGGAAGTCTTTCCGTGCGCGTCACAAATGCTCTACTGCCAAGGACAAGTTTTCGGCCAGATACTGGTCGTGCCGTGCTTGGTAAGTGATGGCATGTCGAGGAACAATGGTTCCCGGCCTGCTGCGGTGGATAACTGAGACTCCTTAGTTACCGAGACAGCCATCACGTTGTTGTCTCTAATTAAAACTTTTAACTACGGAGTAAAGACAAATGTCTTCATCTCAATTTGGCGCACAGCCATCACGTCTAGGCTCGATTGATTTCGGTGCCGACACGGATGCCCTGTTCCTAAAGGTCTTCAGTGGCGAGGTTCTCACCACATTTGAAGAAAGTAACATCATGATGCCTCTGCATCGTGTCCGAACGATCACCAGTGGTAAGTCCGCGCAGTTCCCGACCACGGGCGTTGCAGGTGCTGCTTACCACACTCCCGGTGAATCGCTGTTCCACCAGAACGTGACCAACACGATCTCTGGTAATCAGGATTCTGAGGCTCTTGCTCAGTCCAATGCGAACAAGTATCTTACGAACATGGCCCACTCTGAGGTCACGATCGCAATCGACGGTGTTCTTACTTCCTCGGCATTCCTTGCGGATATCGATGAAGCAAAGAATCACTACGAAGTTCGGTCCATTTATTCGACCGAAATCGGGCGACAGTTGGCTTACACCGCCGACCGCAACCTGATTCAGACCGTGATTGGCGGTGCGCGTAACGCGACCGACCGTTTCGGTAACACGCTTACGGCTGGCGGTCGTCAGACGTACGGCGGTTGTAAGATCAACTTGGGTGACTCTAGCGCAGCGGGTAACGAGATTGTTCAGGGCGTAGCTGACATTAATACGACGACCTGCACTGGCGCACACATCTTGGACGGGATTGCTACGGCAGCCGAGGTTCTTGATGAGAAGAACGTCCCATCAGAAGGGCGTTACTGTCTGCTTCCACCTTCGCAGTACTACAAGCTGGTCACTGAGAACAACGATGCGCTTAACCGCGACTACGGCAACGACGGTAATGGTTCCATTGCTTCCGGTGTCATCGTCTCGGCTTACGGCGTTCGCATTCTTAAGTCCAACCACGTCCCGACTTTGCAGACCTATGCCATCTCAACTGACCCTGCGGTCAACAACGATGTGTCAGGGGTTGCGGATGCGGGTTACGACGGTGACTTCAGAGATACTGTCGGCTGCGTCTTCCAGACGGAAGCTGTCGGTACGGTGAAGCTGATGGATCTGTCTATGGAGTCTGAGTACTACATGGATCGACTCGGAACGCTGCTCATGGCTAAGTACGCTATGGGCCACGGCGTTCTTCGTGCAGAAGCCTGCATCGAAATCGAGTGCGACACCTGATTGATTCTGCTACACTGGTAGACATGAGTCTCCATTCGGGGGTCGTCCTTGCTTTGCAGGGGCGGCCCCTTTTTCATACCTTGGGAGGAACATATGGCACTTAACAGAGCCACTGAACTTGAAGCAGTCAACACGATGCTCTCGGCTGTCGGAGAGCCTCCCATCAACTCTCTGGATGCCCAGAAGAATGCGGACGCTGCGATTGCTCGAAACATTCTGAAAGAAGTGAACCGCGAGATCCAAACTCACGGATGGCACTTCAACACTCAGAGAGACGTGTCGTTTAGCCCGGACTCCACTACCAAGGAGATCCTTGTAGGCGACAACGTTGTTCGTATTGATATTGACATGACTTCTATCGGAACGAGCTACGACGAAAGAGACGTTACGCAGCGAGGAGACAAGCTGTTTGATCGCAGAAGTAACACGTACGAGTTCACGAGCGACGTAAAAGCTACTGTCACGTACCTGTTCGACTGGGACGAGCTTCCAGAGCCATTTAAGAACTACGTCACT